AGCAGCAGAACTCCTCGCCCGACGCGAAGCAGAGCGGGAGCAGATGGCTCTCTTAGAGGCGTATCACGAGCGTGAAGAAGCGGCGCGTGACAAGTACGATGACTTCGAGCAAGTCGCGTACAACAACGCACTGCCGATCACAACCGTGATGGCACAGACGATTCAGGCGTCAGATTTGGGGCCAGATATAGCCTACTTTCTGGGGTCTAATCCGAAGGAAGCCGAGCGCATTTCCCGCTTACCGCAGTTTCTTCAGGCTAAGGAAATCGGGAAGATTGAGGCCAAAATGGCCGACAGTCCCGCCCCGGTTAAGAAGACTACCAGTGCGCCCCCGCCTATTAAGCCTGTCACGGCAAAAGGCACTGGCGCTCCGGTCTACGATACGACAGACCCACGGTCCATTGCGGCCATGAGTGCGTCAGAGTGGATCGAGCGCGAGCGTCAGCGACAGATTAAGCAGTGGGAAGCGCGTAACCGCTAACATCTTTTTGGAGACACTTTCGTGGCTAATACACTTCTTACTATTGACATGATTACGAGAAAGGCTCTCGAAATTCTTGAGAACAACCTTGTAATCACCCGTAACGTTAACCGCCAGTACGACGACTCGTACGCTGTCGAAGGCGCCAAGATCGGCACCACGCTGCGTATCCGTCTGCCGGACCGCGCTCTTGTGACGGACGGTGCCGCCCTGCAAGTTCAGGACGACAACGAGCAGTTCACGACCTTGACGGTTGCTTCGCAGAAGCACATCGGCGTCAACTTTACGACCGCCGAAATGACGATGCAGTTGGACGACTTTGCCGAGCGCGTGCTGAAGCCGCGTATCAGCCAGTTGGCCTCCAGCATCGACGCTGACGTTGCCAACTCGTTCAACAGCATCTACCAGTCGGTTGGTACTCCGGGCACGACTCCGGGCACCTCGCTCGTTCTGTTGCAGGCGCAACAGAAGTTGAACGAAGCCGCTGCTGGCATGTCGCCCCGCTACGCCACCGTGAACCCGGCTGCTAACGCCGCGCTCGTGGAAGGCATGAAGGGCTTGTTTAACCCGGTGTCCACGATCAGCAAGCAGTTCAAGAGCGGCTTGATGGGCGAAGGCATCCTCGGTTACGACGAACTTGCCATGTCGCAGTCGATCAAGCAGTTCACGACCGGCACCCGCTCGGGCGCTCACACTGTCACCACGACGGTTTCGGCGCAGGGTACTTCGACCATTGCCATCACTGGCACTGGCACGCAGACCATCAAGAAGGGCGACGTGTTCACGATTGCGAACGTGTTTGCTGTCAACCCGCAGACCCGCGAATCGACTGGCTCGCTCCAGCAGTTCGTCTGCACGGAAGACGTGGCTGCCGCAGGCGGCGCTTACGCTGCTGTGAAGATCAGCCCGGCGATCTACACCTCTGGCAATGCTCTTGCCACGGTGGACTCGTTCCCGCAGTCTGGCGCGGCCGTGACGTTCTTGGGTGGCGCTTCGAGCCAGTACCCGCAGAACCTCGTGTACCACCGCGACGCGATTGCGTTTGCCACGGCTGACCTCCTGCTCCCGCAGGGCGTTGACATGGCTTCGCGTCAGGTCCACAACGGTGTCTCCATGCGCGTTGTTCGTCAGTACGACATCAACAACGACCGTATGCCGTGCCGTATCGACGTGCTGTATGGCTACTCGGTGATCCGTCCGCAGATGGCTGTCCGCCTCTGGGGCTAATGGTTAAATTTAAGGAGTAACTAAAATGGCACTTCCTAATGGTTCTGGTGGTTATCAGGTTGGCGACGGCAACAATGGCGAGCCGTTGTTTTTCCCACAGGTTGCCCCGCTTGCTTTGACGGCAGGCGCTACGGCGTCTCCTGCTGAACTAGTCGCGGGTCTTTTCACTTTCAACGGTACGGCTGGCAATCTTGTCCTGCCGACGGTGGCTCTCCTTGAGGCCGCCTACCCGTCGATGAGCGAGAAGAACGACTCTGCGTTCGACTTTTTCGTCATCAACATTGATGCGTCGGGTTCGGATGCGATTACCGTGGCTGTCGGCACGGGCTGGACGCTGGTTGGCGCGGGTGCGGTTGCGGCGGCTTCGTCCGGCCACTTCCGCTGCCGCAAGACCGGCGTTGGCGCGTGGACTGTCTACCGCATTTCGTAATAGCAACGCCCTCGGCGGGGCAACTCGCCGGGGGCACCACCTAAAGGGGTATTGATATGCCTAATACACAGGCGATTGGTGTTGCTTTTGCGGATCAGGCGATTATCAACGGCTCGCTTGACTCGGCCACGCTCGTTAATTCCAACGTGCGTAGCGGATTCAGCGCAGCGCAGCAGGGCGCAACGATTACGACAACGGGCAATAGCGACGTGTTCGTCATTGCTCCGGTGTCGGGCGTTTTGTCGGCTGCGTGGTTCTCAGGCGTTGATGCGCTGGCTGCAAGCGATACTAACTACATTACGTTTACTATCACCAACCTTGGTACGTCTGGTTCGGGCACCGCAGCGATGCTGGCGGCGACCGATGCCAACACGACTAAGACCACGGGTGGCACCGCTTTGACTGCTAATGCTCAACGCGTATTGTCGCTGAACGGCACGGCAGCAAACCTTGTAGTGGCAGCCGGTGATCGTCTCCGTATCCGCGCTGCGGCAACGGGCACGCTTGCCAACACTGTCACGTTCCCGGTCTACATGCTCAACTTCAGCGTTTCGTAATATGTCCAATATCTACCTTCGCCACCCCAGACATGGGGAGAAAATTGCTATCTCGTGGATGGAAGCGAGGGAAGATATGGAACAAGGATGGGAGGAGTTTGACCCCTCTGATCCTGATGAGTCTGAACCCTCGGCGTCGTCAGATGTGGCGGCGTCGGGGGATTCTCAGCATAATGCGTTGAGAACGCGTCGCCGCCGTAAGGAGTAAATCATGGCTACAACTGCTGCCGATCAAATCAACGGCGCGTTGCGGCTGATCGGGCAGTTGGCCGAGGGCGAAGTCCCCTCTGCGGCCACCTCGCAGGATGCCCTCACCGCTTTGAACCAGATGCTCGACTCGTGGAGTACCGAGCGTTTGGCGGTCTATTCGACCCAAGACCAGATATACAACTGGCAGCCTAACATTCGCACTATTACGATGGGACCAACCGGCGTGTTTGTAGCCGAGCGTCCTATCCTGATGGACGACGCTACCTACTTTCGTGACGCCTCGACCAACGTGTCGTATGGCATCAAACTGATCAATAACCAGCAGTACAACAGTATTGCGGTAAAGACCGTAACCTCAACGTATCCGCAGTTGATGTGGGTCAATATGACCTACCCGGACGTGGAGATTTACATCTACCCAGTGCCGACCAAGGTGCTGGAGTTTCACTTCGTATCGGTACGCCCGCTGACGCAGCCTGCTGCGCTAGACACCGACTTAGCGTTCCCGCCGGGATACCTGCGTGCGTTCCGATTTAACTTGGCCTGTGAACTTGCGGCAGAGTTTGGTGTCGAACCTTCTCCGCAGGTGCAGCGCATTGCTATGACTAGCAAGCGCGACTTAAAGCGCATTAATAACCCGGATGACCTGATGGCAATGCCTGCGGCGCTGCTTGTCAACCGTCCGCGCTTTAATATTTTCACTGGAAATTTCTAAGTGAAGACGCCGATCCTTGGGTCGTCGTATGTAATCCGGTCGGTCAATGCAGCCGACAGCCGGATGGTCAATCTTTACCCAGAAGTGATTCCCGAGGGCGGCAAGGAGCCTGCTTACCTGCAACGCTGCCCCGGCCTGACGTTAAAAGGCACGTATGGCACTGGCCCGATTCGAGGGCTGTGGTCGCTAGGCAACTACCTTTATGTTGTTTCAGGTAACGAGTTTTTTAAGGTAGACGACACTTTTGACGCTTCAGTTGACTTGGCGTTAGAAGACGGCGGAGACATTCTGCTAGAAAGCGGCGGTGACTTGCTGGCTGAAGGCACCGGCGGCGTTTCGTTAGGAACCATCTCCGGCACAGGGCCAGTGTCAATGGCTGACAATGGCACGCAGATTTTTATTGCGGCCAACCCTGACGGCTACATTTTCAATAGCATCACTGAGCAGTTAGAGCAGATTACTGACCCGGACTTTCCGGGGGCGGTAACAGTTGGCTATCTTGACGGATATTTCGTATTTAACGAGCCGAACTCGCAACGCGTCTGGGTCACAAGTCTGTTGGACGGCTTGTCGATTGACCCCTTGGATTTTGCAAGCGCTGAGGGTTCACCAGACGGGCTAGTATCCCTGATCATTGACCATCGAGAGGCGTGGCTGTTTGGCACAAACTCCGTGGAGGTCTGGTACAACTCCGGCGACGCCGACTTTCCGCTCACCCGTATCCAAGGCGCTTACAACGAGATCGGCTGTATTGCGCCGTACTCGGTTGCCAAGATGGATAACTCCGTCTTTTGGCTTGGCGCAGATGCGCGGGGTCAGGGCATCGTGTATCGAGCCAACGGCTACCAAGGCGTTCGGGTATCTACCCATGCCGTTGAGTTCGCCATTCAAGGTTATGGCGACTTGTCGGATGCGGTCGGTTACACGTATCAACAGGACGGTCACACGTTCTACGTGCTGAACTTTACCAATGCCGACACGACTTGGGTGTTTGATGCTGCCACGGGTTCTTGGCACGAGCGCGCTGGGTTCCGTAACGGCGACTTTAAGCGTCATCGCGGTAACTGCCATGCGCGGTTTGACGGTGAGCCAATCATTGGCGACTACGAGAACGGGCGCTTGTACGCGTTCAATCTGGATGTCTACGCTGATGCCGGTGCTACGCAGAAGTGGCTTCGGTCGTGGCGTGCGTTGCCGACAGGCGCTAACAACCTTAACCGTACCGCTCACCACGCGCTTCAAATTGACTGCGAAACAGGCGTTGGTTTGTCAGGCTATGCGTTCACTGACCAGCAGTTTTTGGGCAGCGAATTGTCGCAAATCCTGCAAACCGAAATCGGCCAAGACATTATTTTGGACGTGGATTACACCACTGGCGCTGACCCGCAGTTGATGCTGCGTTGGTCAGATGACGGCGGCCACACTTGGAATGGCGAGCGCCAGGTATCCATGGGCCGCATCGGCCAGTACGGTACTCGTGCCATCTTCCGCCGCCTCGGCATGACGACCAAACTGCGTGACCGTGTGTACGAGATTAGCGGCACCGATCCGGTTAAGGTCGCCATCATGGGCGCTGAGTTGCAGATTAGCGGTACAGCGTCGTGACCCAGAACATCACGCAAATCCCTGCTCCGCGTGTGCCGTTTATTGACGAGCGCACCGGCCAGATTTCGCGTGAATGGTTCCGCTTTCTCAACAATCAGTTTCAGTTGACGGGTGGTGGCACGACGCAGACCACGATCGCTGACCTTGAGTTGACGCCTTCGTTGGCGGCTAACGTCGAGGACGAGATGGCGGTAGTCAAAGGCCAGATAGACGATCTGCAAAAAGG